CGGAGCGCGTTGTAGATCGCCACACCATCGAAGACGTCCCCGCCGGGCGAGTTGATGTGCAGCTCGATCTTCGGGGTGCTGACCGCGCGGAGTTCCTTGACGAAGTCGGCCGCGCTGATCCCAAACCAGCTGATCTCGTCGTAGATGTCGATCAGGGTGGTGTCGGCGGCCTTGTTGCTGATCCGGTACCAGGACGGGTTCAGCCGTGCGGCCGGGCGGCGGACTGTCCGCAGCCGGGGCCGCTCCTCGCTGAGAAGCGGCAGCCCGCTCATGCGGGTAGTCTGGTTGCCCATGCAATGCTCCTCTGTCCGCTGCTGGATCGCGGCGCAATACGCCTTCGGGTCGTCCCGGTCGCTGTTTTCACGTACGCACGCGTCGAAATCCGGGTACTCACAGTCAGGGCCGAAGGGCATCGGTGATCACCTTCATCAGGTCGGCGGGGACCTTCCCGTTGCCCTGCCCGTTCGGCGGTGCTGCCGGCGCGCCGGGGAGGCCACCTGCGGGAAGTCCGGCTCCGGCCCGGTTGAGGATCCCCCTTGCCTCCTCGTCGGAGAGGACCACACCGACGCCCAGGTAGATCTTCTGGATCATCTCGGTGAGGTTGCGGGCCTGCTCGAGCGCCGCAGCACCGGCTTCGCTGTTGAACGGCGGCTGCAATTGCACCGACAGGAGCCCCGTGTGCTTCAGCCGACCCCAATCACGGTTCACGACCGCAGCAATCGCCGACTGCCACTCGAACCCGTCCTTGACGAGTGAGACGATCGTGGCCGCCTCGTCCGCCTGGATCTTCGCGGCGTCGGCGGCGTCCTCCCGCATGAACGGCACACTGCGAGTGTCGTACCAAAGCGACGCACCCCGAGCGTTAACCGGGTCAGGAACCAGCACCTCAAGCGACCGGGCGGCGTTCGCCCACCAATGATGCGCGGTCCCATCCGCATACCGACGCCTGGCACTGTTGAAATTCCCAGCGTTGAGCGCCGAGCCCTGCAGCCCCTCCGAGAACCCGACCCACGACGGAGGCACCCCCGCGGCCGCAGCGAGCCGGCTCTCGGCTTTGCCGGCCACCGCGGAGAAATCCATGTCCTTCAGGCTCGACCCGATCGGGACCGGGTCGGCACCACCACCCAGATAGATCGTCCGGAACGCGTTCCACGCCCCCGTGTGGTCCTCCTCGAACAGCTCCTTGAACTCGCGGACCTGCTCGATCGTGATCGACGGGTCGAAACGGATCGCCAAATTCGAGGTGGCGTTGTTCCGGAAGAACGCCAGCTTGTGTTCCGTCTGCGCGCTGTCGGCGCGGAGCTCCTGCAGGACCGGCGTGATCCACGACATGCCCAGGAACACACGGTCGGGGTCGGGGATCGGCGCGAACAGCGCCACCTCGCTCGGCAACAGCTTGATCATCTCGCCGCTGGGTGGCTTATACGCGAACCCGAGCAGCTCCACGTCAGCGGCCTCAGCAGGATGGTCGGCATCCTCGTTCGAGCCGAGCACCACGATCACGTACTCGGGGCGGAGCCGACTCAGCCGCGAGGCGCCCCGAGTGGTGATCTTGCGGGTGAACGACGTGCCCGCGTTCGACACGTCGACTTCCATCCGGGCGAGCAGGTCCGAGGTCGTCCCACCCGGCCAGGGCCGCTCCAGTACCTGCAATGCCTGGGTGCCGAATAGGTCGGTCGGCTGGCCACCCTCGAACCGGGTCCACGCGAGCCGGACCTGGGAGAATACCTGCAGCCGTGCGAGCACCAGCGCGAACACGGGCCCGTTCATCCGGTAGGCCATGCTGGCGGTCTGGACCAGCCGTTCCTCGTCCAGCTGGCCCATCGAGGTGCGCAGCAGCGGATACTCGCCACCGAACCCGGCGAACCGGACCAGCTCGACGTACTCGTCCAGGCTCAGGTTGGACGGACGTTTGCTCGGGGCCCGGTTGGCCTGGACACGGTCGAGGAAGCCCATGTCAGGATTCCTCGACTCGCTCAGGCCAATGCCACGTCCCGCCCGCCTTGCTGTCCTCGTCCTGCTCGCAGTCGTTGAAGAACAGGCCCGACGGATTAAGCACAACCAGAGCGCACAGGTTGTTCGGGCCCATGTACTCGATCTCGCCACCGGATAGCAGCGACGGACTCGGGGCTGGAGATACCTCAGCGATGATGGCGGCGCGGCACTCGCTGGTGTATTCGCCATCGGGGGTGCCGTAGCTCACGTAGTGGACGACACGTCCGACACTGGGCTTCATTGCGTTCCCATCCGCGAGCGCCTCTCCTCCGCCGGCTTGGCGGCGTCCTGCCAACCCGTCACAACCGCCGCCAGCATCCAGCCGAGACCCACGCCCAGCACTAGCGCAACCTTCCTGGCGATGAACCCCAGCAGGTAGAAGAAACCGACGATCAGCGTGATCAGCAACCGGCCAACGTCGACCGGCTTGGCCTGCTGTTCGATCCGGTCGATGGGGACGCGCTCAAGTAGCCGTACAGCCATGTGTGGTCTCTCCTACTTGCCTCGGAGCGCGAACGGGGACGGCTTGGCTGGCTCAACGATCGCGGCCATCTCCAACGCGCCGACCGCCGCCACCGCCAAGTCGATCTTCGGGCCACCACGCCCGGCCTTGGTGATGTACGCCCCGTCGGCGGTCTCTTTCACCGCCGCGTTGCGCAAATGCCGAGCCAACCTGGGGTCACCATCCTGCGAGAGGGCGGCCTGGACGGTGGCGGTGTAGAACCGGGAACACGCAGCGCTCATCGCGACCCGCTTGTTGGTCTCCCACCGGATCACCGCGTCGCCCCAGGTGTCCTCCCACCCGTCGAGCTCGCCATGCCACCCGGGCGGGTCCGCGCCCAACCGGACCACATGCCACCGCTCGAACATCCACGCGACCTTGGCTTTGACCTCCTCGCGGGGCACCAGCCACTCGACCGCGCCCTGGGGGCGTTCCCAGCAGCCGATCACGAACAGATACGGCCGCTCCTCCAGCGTCGCGCCGACCAGCGCCGTCGAGTCGCCGTTGTAGCTGCCGTCGAAGAACGCGACCACGTCCGCACCCGCCGCCGGTGGCTCCCGGTCCGGGTCGGCCAAGTCCTCCCACGCACCCGGCGGCAACCACTGCCCCTCCGGGCGGACCAGCTGCGCGAGATGGTAGCGGCGGAACTCATGTTCCGGGATCCGGTCGACCTCGTATCGGGCGACGATCCGGTCGATGTCCTGCCATGACGCCGGGGTCGCCTCCGCAGTCGCGGCGCGGAGCTCCTCCGGGTCATCCAGATCCCAGTGCTCAGCGGCGTGGAACCACACGAACAGGAACGACGGATCGACGATCTCCCCCGTCGCAACCTTCAGGCCGTAAGCGTGGAGCCGTCCGAACAGCGAATCGGGATCGGCGGCGTCCGGGGTCGAGATATTCAGCTCCAGCCCACCGGCCCGCTTGGTCAGCGAATTCCCGATCACCAGATGGACGCGTTCCTTGCGGCCCTCCCACTCATGGATCTCGTCAGCGCCGAAGCAGGTCGGCAAGGTCCCATCGTTGGTGCCAGCGACCGCGGCGACCCGATAGAGCCGGCCTGGCCGACCCTTGAGGAGGATCTCGGTGTCGTAGGCCTCCACGAACGGCTTGAGCGGCCCCTCCACCAGCATCGTCTTGGCGGCCGAGAACAATCGGTCCGCCTGCTCGAACGACGCGGCCGCCACCGGGATATTCGGACTCTTCCGCAGCGCGCCCTTCCCGTCGGCGGTCGGGACGACCGGGGCGGCAAGCTCCGCATCGCAGAACCCGCCGACCAGCTCCGTCTTCCCGCAACCCTTAGGAAGCACGATCAGCGCGCGGCGGACCAGCCGTTCCAGCGTGACCGGGTCGTACTCGTACAGCCGGTAGGCCAGCGCCCGCTCCCACGGCTCGAACACGAACGACTCACCGAACTGGTCGCCCTCGCCGTGGACGAGATTCCGTTCGCCCCACCGTACGATCCGCGGGCCGAGCGTCGGTGGCAGCGATCCGTCCTTGAGCCTGTGCTGCGGACTCCACAACCCGGACCCGCGGGTCAGCGTCTTCGCCCGCGTCGTCGTCAGGGTCATCGTCCAGCCCTCGGTTCAGGTCCTCCAGCGATCGAGCGGCCTCACCCAGCGCCACCCCCAGCCGCAACCGCGCCATCGGGGTCAGGCCGAAGCGGTCCTCGAGCGCGCGGATCTCCTTGTCGAGCATCCCCATCGCCGCTAGCAGCGGGTTGAGGGCTTGCTGCTTGTTCCCGCCCAGCACCAGCCGCTTCCGGCGGTACCCGTTGTAGGCACGGGTCCGCTCGTCATACAGCGTGAACAGCCGACGGACCGCCGGGATGTCCGCCGGCACCGCCAGAGAACCAAGCGGCGACCGCCAGAACTCGACCCAATCCTCCCGCGTCGCCTTCAGCAACCTGCCCGGCGGCGGAGGTGGATCAGGTTGGCCACCGGGCAGCGCCACAAGACCAACGCCGGCCCGCTTGGTGCTCGTCCGCTCACCGCGACCTTGCCGCCGCTCGTCCGGCTTCGGGGGCGGCCCCGGCATCGCCACACCCCCTGGGGTCGCGAACGTCTACAGGAAACACGCTCTAGGACGCGGGGTCGCCCGATGTGCCCACGTTTGCGTCGTCGACCCTCCCCCCTACCCCATGGGGAGTCGGTGACCTCGTGAGCATGCTGCGTGTTCGAGGCCCATCCAGCCGAGCCGGTCGTCGGTGTGGCCGAGGTCGAGCAGCGAGGGGTCGGGGCCGAGCGGCTTGAGGCAGCGCCAGCACAGGTCCGAGGGTTGGTAGGTGGCGATGGCTTGGGCTCGGAGCCGACGGTGCAGGTGGCCGTAGCCTCGCTGGGTGGTGGTGCCACGAGCGGCTTGCCATTGGGTTTGGCAGGTGGGGCAGCGGGGGGCCTGTTTGCTGCCGGGTCTGGCCTGGACGATGGTGCGGGTGGGGCAGGGTGGGGTTCCGCCTGCTGGACCATTGCAGATCCGGGAGGGCATCAGTCCGGCCACTCAATAACCCACGCGCGGGGGCGGTTGAGCCAGTCTGGGTGCTTGCCGATGATGCTTACCGAGCCAGATGAGGGCGCACAGTCCGAGAGAGCCAGCGGTGAAGAGGCCGAGGCCGACGAGGATCTGCGGGATGGTGGGGTCGTTGGTCATGGGGACACTCCACTGAGTGGGCAGTGAATCACAGTACTGGGCTGCTGCACAAGCATCCACCTGCAGGTTCCCTGTGATCGGGGTTGTTCCCGGTCCTTACGCATACCGGACATGCCGCTCATCCGGTCTCCTCAGGGCCGAGCGCCTTGCGGATAGCCGCATTGGCGATCTGGGTCCATTCGGCCATCTGCTTGTGGCAGTCGCTGCAGATGGTGTCGGAGCCTTCGTTGCTGATGATGATGTAGGCACCATCTCCGAAGGTTTCGCCGCACTCCGCGCAGGTGAAGTCGCTCATCCAGTCTCCTCGCGGTAGCGGACGACGTCTACTACTGGCAGGTGCCGCATCGGAACGGTGACGGTCCTTGTGGCCGGTTCGCCGGCGAGGAGAAACCGTTTACCCTGGTCATTCAGGACGTAGTAGGTGACTTCCATGCAAACTGGCCCTGTCATGCCGCGGTGGACTTGGGGCGCAGCCCAGCCGATGTTGATCTCGACGCATTCGTCCACGTCGATGCTGTGCGCGTCGAGCCACGCTTCGAACTCTGGCCAGAACACGCCGTCGCTCATCCTGCCTCCCGCTGCTGTGGTTTGGGTGGGTCCAGTTCCCGCTCGAACCGTGCCAGGTCGTAGGCGAGGGAGTCGCACATCCGGTCGCGGAGCTGGCGGAGGAGCTTGGTTTCGGTGTCTCCGTTGCGGTCTCTGGTGTCGGCGATGGTGGGTGGGCGGTCCTCGGGACGGCCGTGCCATGGTCCGTCGTCTGGTCCCCAGTCCAGCCGGCCGGTGACGGGGTCTCCGCCGCGCTGGTAGGTGCGGATGTCGCCCTGTCCGGGACCGTAGGGGGCGTCGGCTTGGGCTTGGTTGAGGCGGGCGACGAGGATCGCGAAGCATTGCGCCCACCGTTCGAGCAGCGCGGCGGCGCGGCCGTCGACGAGGGGTTGGGTGGGCCAGTGGTCCCGGTCGCGGGCTAGTGGGTCTCGGTAGC